GACATCAAGAGCTCTGTCAGGAAAAGGTCAAAAGGTGACCAGCACAAGGATTTTCAGCTCACCATGTACTCAGCTCTTGACTTTACTCTGCACAAGAAAATGCCAGCAGGTGCAGAGCTTGTGGTGCTGGTTGACAAAAAAAGTGGTGCAGAAGTCCAGGTGCTGCCAACCACCAGGACAGCTCAGGACTTTGAGGCATGGTTTAGGTATATTGAGACTGTACATAATGGCATCCGGAAAGGTGTCTTTCCACCAGCAGACAAGAGCAACTGGTGGTGCAGTCCAAAATGGTGCGGTTATTGGTTTGATTGTCCGTATTGGTCAGACTCTGAAAGAGCCAGAGTCATCAATTGAAAGGGGTGTGCCTTATGGCAGAGACCAAGACAACCTCACCACCTGATGGTGAGGACAAAAAGAAACCTCAGCAAGTTGATGCTGAGGTTGTGAGTGACCTTGATGTGCTCAGAGGTCAAGGCATTCAGAATGCTGAGACACCAACTGAGCTGCTCAAGGCAGGTATGGCATTGGTCAGGCTTGAGAATACAACTCAGATGACCATTGCAGCTCAAAAGCCAAGGAATGAAGAGCTTGTGCTCAAGAAATGCCTTGCTGAGCTTGACCTGTATCCTGACCAAGCTGAAGAGGCTCTGTATGACAAGCCAGTTGGCAAGTCAGGTGGTGTCATGCAGTATCATACAGACCTGAGCATCAGAGCTGCAGAGTCTTTGGCTCAGAGATGGGGCAACTGTGCCTGGGGTGCTGAGCCGATTGAGGATGATGGTGAGATTTTCACCTTTGGTGTGGTCTTTCTGGATTATGAGACCAATGTGAGAGCTGCAAGGCTTGTCAGAGTCTCAAGGAAATACCAGAAAGCTGCCTCAAGAGGTGGTGGCATTGCATATCACAGAGAGGACAGATTCAATGAGACTGTGGTGCCTGCTGCTCAGAGCAAGCAGCTCAGAGAGGTCATTTTGAGGTCTCTGCCTGCTGGACTCAAGAAAGCATACAAGAAGAAGGCTCTGGAAATCAGGTCAAGAGCTCTCACACCAGACCAGCAGAAACTATACAGAAAGAAACTGGTTGAGAGCTTTGCTGAGCTCAAGATTTCTGAGGCTCAGATTGGTCAGATTCTTGGCAAACCTCTCAATCTTGGCATCACTGAGCTTGAGCTTGGCAGGCTCAGAGGCATTTACAATGCCATCAAATCAGGTGAGACAAGCATTGACAGTGTCCTTGAAACCAAGCAAGCAGCATTTCCTGAGCCACAGCAAGTCTCTGCTGAAGAGGCTCTCAAAGCTGCTCAGGCTCAGTCCAGTGAGAAAGGTGAGCCTGGTGAGGCTGCAGAGCCTGCCAAGGCACCAGAGCAGGCACCAGAGAGCTCTGAGAGCTCACCAGAGAGCTCAGAGACACCTTCTGACAGCACAGCACAGCCAGAGTCTGAAAAGACCAAGAGGCTCACTCCAAAGCAAAAACTCATCAAGATGCTCTTGCCGATTGCCACAGGCAGCTCAGACACCTTTGACAAGGCATGTCAGCAAGCTCTTGGTGGCACAAAGCAGGAAGGTCTGGATTGGCAGACATTCCTCAACAATATCACTCAGAAAGAGCTTGAGGCTGTCAGTGAGGCTCTCAAGAGTCCTCAAGAGCCTGCTCAGGCTGACAAGCAGAGTGTTGAGACACCTTCAGAGACCTCAGAGCCTGCCACAGAGCCTGCAGTGAGCTCAGAGGCACCTTCTGAGGGGTCAAAGCCTGCTGAGACAGAGCCAGCAGCTCAAGAGCCTGCAAAGGCTGATTCCGGAAAGACTGACCAAGAGAGGCAAGAGCTCATTGATTTCATCAAGAATCATGGCTCAACTGTGGAAAACAAGATTGCCATCATCACAGAGGTCTGTGGCTCAGATTTCTCAGACCAGGCTGTGAGTGACATGGCTGACAATCCTGAGCTCATTGAGGACAAGAAACACTTGAGGTCAATCAAAAACATCCTGAGCATGATGGCAGGATAGAAAGGAAAGCAATGGAACCTCTGGACAATGTGGCAGCATTCATGGAAGAAGAAATCATGTATGCTTGCCAAGACTGTGAGCATTTCTTTGAAAATGAATCCTGTCCAATAAGGCTGATGCTTGCAAATAACTGCTGCACAGAAGAGGCATTCACCTATCTTTTTGAAGAAGATGATGTGGATGGTGAAACTGTGTGGAGATGTTTGATGCAAAGCAGATAGAAAGGAAATTTCCTGATGACTGAGCAAATTGAGAGTGCAAAGGTCATTGCACTCAAAGCAAAGAATGTCAAGAGGCTCTCAGCAGTTGAAATTCATCCACCTGATGGTGAGCCTGTGGTTGTTGTTGGTGGCAAGAATGCACAAGGCAAGACCTCTGTGCTTGACTCAATCATGTATGCTCTGGCAGGCACCAAGAATATACCTGATGATGTTGTCAAGCATGGTCAGAAAAAAGCTCAGATTGAGGTTGACCTTGGTGAGCTCAAAGTGACCAGAGTGCTTGGCAAAGGTGCCAAACTTGAGGTCAAGGCAAAGGATGGCAGAAAGCTGAGCTCACCACAGAGACTGCTTGATGAGCTTGCTGGCAGTCTGACATTTGACCCTTTGCATTTCCAGAGACTCTCAGAGACAACTGCAGGCAGAAGGCAGCAGGCAACAATTGTGAGAGACCTGGTTGGTCTGGACTTTACAGACCATGACAACAAGAGGCAAGCTCTGTATGATAGCAGGACTGACACCAACAGAGAGCTCAAGAGAGCTGAAACTCAGCTTGAGACCATGCCTTTCTTTCCACAGGCACCTGCAGAGCCAATCAAAGTCACTGAGGTTGCTGCTGAGCTGCAGAAAGCTGCACAGCACAATGATGAAGTCCTAAGACTCAACAAGGCTCTTGGCAATCTTGAAACCACCATTGAGACCATCAAGAAAAACATTGAGCAGCAGCAGGCTGAGCTTGAGAGGTTGATTGCTGAAAAGATGACTCTTGGCAGCAAAATCAAATCATTCAAGCAGGTGGACACTGAAAAGCTCAACAAGCAGCTTGAAGAGGCTCAGGTGACCAATGACAGAATTGCCAAAAACAAGCAAAGGCGGGAAGTCAACAAGCAGGTCAGTGAGCTGCAAAAGCAGTCTGAAAGTCTCACTGAGGCAATTGAAGAGCTTGACCAGGAAAAGCAGCAAAAGCTCTCTGAGACAGAGCTGCCAATTGAAGGCTTGACTTTCTCAGAGGATGGTGTGCTTTTCAATAATGTGCCTTTCCACAACTGCAGCTCTGCTGAGCAGCTCAAGCTCTCAGTCGCAATGGGCATCAAGATGAATCCAAAGCTCAGAATCATGCTCATCAGAGATGGCTCATTGCTTGATGATGAGAGCCTGGAAACTCTCAGGCAGATGGCTGCCAAGTCCGGTCACCAGGTGTGGCTTGAGAGAGTTGGCATTGGTGAAGAGTGCATGGTTGTCATTGATGAAGGCACCTTGATGGATGAGGCAACACTGCAAGAGTTACGTGCAAAAGAAAAAAAGAATATATCCTGACAGTCAGGATGATGCTGTGGTCACTGAGTGAGGCAGATTCCTCACAGAAAGGAAACCGGATGAGAAAGCTTGGTGGACAGAAAGACCTCATTCCTGAGAATGTACCTGAGCTCAAGGATGAGGATGTGGCTCAAAAGCTTGAGCAGATTTGGAAACTCAGAGAAGGTGCCAAACTGCACAACAAGCTGCAAGGTGAGGTCAAAGAGGTCATACAAGGCTGGGTGCTTGGTCTTGGAAAGAAAGACCAGAGCATTGGCCAGCTCAAGTGTGGTGACTTTGTCATGTCTTTCAAGGTTGAGATGAAAGAATCCAAACCTGTGAAATACAAGACAAAAGCAGGCAAGAAGGTCAAGCTGAAATTCTCACCTGAAGATGAGGATGAGGACTGAGAGGGATTGCCTTGACATACATTCCTTTGAATCTGAGTCTTGAGCTTACTGACTTTGAGGCACCACAACCAAGAGAGCTCAAGCATCTGGTGACTGTTTTTATTCCAGGCAGACCACAGCCAAAACAGAGGCTCAGGCATGTGCTTGCAGGACTGTGGCGAAAATACAAGCCTCACAATCTGCTTGGACAGCTCAAGCAGTTTCTTGGCTTGCTGCAATTCAGCATGGCATCACCAGAGCTGCCAGATGATGAGCTCAAGGAAAGAGTCAGAGAGCATCTGCCATGTCTCATGGCAATTGAGAATCTGCCTGATGGCAGACCAAAGGTCATCGGTTTCACTCCAAAGGACACTGAGGATTTTGAAGGCAAGGTGGCAATTGCTGCACAGCAGCTTTTCAAAGAGCCACCAGCAATTGGCAGAGTGGCAGTCTTTCTGAAATTCACTTATGCCAAGAGAAATTATGCTGACCTTGACAACCTTGAGAAAGCCATCCTTGATGGTCTGACCAAAGGCAAAGTCATGCAAGATGACAGGCAGGTTGAAGTGCATCTCAGTTTCAGAGAGTATGTCAAAGGCTCAAAGCTGCAGGGGTCTCTGGTCAAAGTATATGAGGTCAGAGACCCCTTGCATTGAGAGGAAAGGCAAAGCATGGCAAGACCAAGAAGGATACAACCTGAAGAGCTGACCATGCTGACAGAATTCAAGATACAGATTGTCAAGTGGACTGAATATCAAAAAGACAGAGATGGCAAACCAATTGAAACCAAGCAGGACTGGGTCAAGCTGCAGGCTGCACGTACAACAGACACCATGAATGAGGAAAAACTGGATGTGAGAGGTCTATTCTTTGACATGCTCAGACATTCAGCAGCAGGCAGACAACCAGGATGGCTTGTGGCAGGCAGTGGTGAGCCTCTCACTGTGGCAAGGCTTGCAAGATACTTGTGGGTACAGATTGAGGAATTGCTGCCACCACTCAAGAGACTCATGGTCACAGACAGAGTCAGATTGCTGGTGGCAACCTCAGAGAGCTCATCAAAAGACCAGGATGATGATGAGCCAAGCAAGCCAGCACCACCAACAGAAACCTCTGAGAAAGTCAGGATGTACAGAGCCTGCAGAGTGTTCTGGCTTGCATGGGAGGAATTGCACTTCAAAAGTTATGGCAGGCAGTATGACAAGAGCCAGTGGGATGAAAAGAATCTGATGACAACTCTGAATCCTGACAACCTGCACAGAATGATTGCATATGCATTTCACTTTCATCAGTCAGACAGAAACATTGGCATCCCCAAACTTGAAGAGGCAGAGACCAGCAGTCTCAAGCCACCAACACTTGACAATTTCTTGAAGTCAGTTTCCGGATACAGCTCAAGACTGAGAGGACAGTCATGGGAGATGAGCCAAAAGTGGTCAACCGAATTCCTGAAGAAACACCAAAGCCTGCAGTGAGAAAGCCATCAGCTCTGGTGTGGAAAGTGCTCAAGGCTCTTGTGGTCAGAGAGGTCTTGGAAAAGGTTGAGATGCTCAAGAGCAATCAGGCAGCCTTTGGCAAGCACAAATTCAAGATTGACCAGGCTCACAGAGAGAGCCAAATTGAGCTCTATTTCATGGATGAGCAAGGCAAGCTGAGCAGACCTTTCAATGCCAGAGACATTTTCATGTCATGGGATGAGAAAGCACCTGAGCAATTCAAGAAGCTTGCCGATGACCTGCTCAGCAGAGAGAGGCAAATGGTCATGCCTCTCAAGTATGAGCAAGGTGATTATGACAGAATGATGAGAGTGAGAGCTGCTCTTGGTGATGCGGAAAAGAGATGGCTTGACACCAGAATGACACCAACAGAGCAGCTCAGGTTTTTCAAGAGCCATGAGCTCTGGCAAGAGAAAGGAAAGACCAGGTGACTGTATATGTTGACAGAATCCTGAAATATCCATCAGGTCAGTGGTGCCATCTTTTCACTGATGGTTACTTGACAGAGCTCTTTGATTTGGCATTGAAAATTGGTCTCAAGATGTCCTGGTTTCAATATGAGCTCAATTGCACAATGCCACACTTTGACCTCAGACCATCAATGAGAGTCAAGGCAATCAAAGCAGGTGCTGTGGCAGTCGAAAGAGAAAAGATGGCTGAGGTTGTCAATTTATGGCGAAAGAGAAGGGGGCTGAAATGAATCTGAAAGAGCTTGTACAAGATGCCAGAATCCAGAGAGGTCTCTGGTGGCAGAGAGCTCTGAGCCTGGTTGAAGGATGCACACCTGTCTCTGAGGCTTGTGACAAGTGTTGGGCTGCAGCTCAGTGCCATATGAGACAGCATCAGAAAAACAGCAAGATGTGGTCAAGGTATGGTGGTCTGACAACCTCTGATGGCAAGTGGAATGGAAAGGTCAGACTGCTTGATGACAATATCCTGCTGCCTCACAAAGTCCGGAAACCAACTCTCTGGTCTGTCTGGAATGACCTCTTTCATCCTCTGGTGCCTGAGCATTTCATTTATGATGCCTTTGCAACCTTTGCAGCCTGCCAGCATCATTTCTTTCTTGTGCTGACCAAGAGAATTGACAGAGCTCTGAATTTCTGCAAGAGGCTCAGTTTCATTGAGCCACATGAGCTTGAGCACCTGGACAAACCAAGCTGCTCTTTGGCATCTCAGCAGCAGCTTGAAATACTTGGTGACAAGCTCACATCAAGACCTCTGCCAAATGTTGGCATTGGCACCACTGTTGAGTTGCCAAAATACATGGACAGAGTCAAGACATTGTTGCAAGTGCCAGCAGCTCTGCACTTTGTCAGTCTTGAGCCTTTGCTTGGTGAGCTCAGACTCAAGAAATACTTGGCAATTGCATCAGAAGGTGAATGGTTGAATGCAGTTGAGCTTGGCATTCACAACAAAAAGCTTGACTGGGTCATTGTTGGTTGTGAATCTGGCAGAAAAGCAAGAGCACCACATTATAGCCATCTCACTGGAATCATGGTTGACTGCAAAGATGCTAAAGTGCCTTTGTTTTTGAAACAATGGCGCAATGATATAGGTGTGCCTGGTCAACTCAAAAAGGCACCTTATTGGCATGGCAAACAATATTTACAATTTCCAGATGTGGAGTGGACACCATGAAAATCATCTCATTTGCATGGACAGTGGATGCCTTGGTGCAAGGCAAGAAAACTCAGACCAGAAGGCTCTGGCAAGACAAATATGCCAAGCAATTCAAGAAAGGTGACCTGGTGCAAGCCTATGACAAGAATCCAAGAGCAGGTGGCAAGCTCATTGCCATCATCAGGCTGACCAAAAAGCCTTTCAAGCAGTTTCCTTGTCACATGACTGAGGCAGAATTTATTGCCGAAGGTGGCACCATGTATTGGAAAGACCTGAGAGAGTTTGTGCAGCTCATGCAGGACAGGTCTTGTGGTGCATCAGTCTGGGTCATTGAGTTTGAATTGGTGGCTGTGAAATATGAGCATGTGGCAAGTTGAGCAAGGTGACTGCCTGGACTTGTTGGCAACACTGGCACCTGAGTCAGTTGACCTGATTGTGACTGACCCGCCGTATGGCATTTCATTCATGGGCAAAAGGTGGGACAAAGCCTTGCCAAGCACTGAGGTCTTTGAGGAATGTCTCAGAGTCCTCAAGCCTGGTGCCTTTGCTTTTGTCATGTCAGGTGTGAGGCTTGACCAATTGTACAGAATGGCAGCAAAGCTTGAGCAGGCAGGTTTCTGGATTCATTTCAGTCCAATATGGTGGTGTTATGCATCAGGCTTTCCAAAGGCTCAGAACATTGCCAAATTCATTGAGAAAAGGCACAGAGAGCCTGACAGCATTGAAGAGGTCAAAGGGCTTGGTGGCATGACCTCTGACAAAGGATACAATGTCACCAAGCACCATCAGAAATATGACAGCTTTACTCATCCGGATGCACAGAGGTTGCAAGGCAGCTTTGGTGGCTTTCAGCCAAAGCCAGCTCTTGAGGCAATTCTGGTTGCCATGAAACCAATGGATGAAAAGACCTTTGTGGCTCAGGCTCTCAAGAATTGCAAAGGCATCACATGGCTTGATGACTGCAGAATTCCTGTGGTTGATGAAACTGTCAAGGGCCCAGACAGGATGAGCAGCTCAGGTCATACTCTTGGCAAGTTTGACCACTCAAGAAAAGGTGAGACAGTTGAGACTGAGTCAAGATTTCCTGCCAACCTGCTCTGCTCAGATGATATATTGAATGATGGGCGGATTGTTCAATCAGCAGGAAATAAAAAAGAAACAAGTCAAGACAAAGACAAGACCATATTTGGTAATGCAAACAAACATCATCGTGATTTGTATGGTGATTCAGGTTCTTTCAGCAGATACTTTGACCTGGATGCCTGGTTTGCTGAGAAACTCAAGACCATGCCTGATGCAGTGCAGAGATGTTTTCCTTGTCTGATTGTGCCAAAGCCATCCAAGGCTGAGAAAAACAAAGGCTGTGATTATTTGCCAGAGCAGCAGACCAAAGGTGGTGGTGGACTCAACAACACTGATGATGATGTCTGCGGCAAGTATGGCAGCATCAAAGCCAAGCAGAGAAATCCACATCCAACAGTCAAGCCTGTCAAGCTCATGTCATACCTGATTGAGCTTGGCAGCAGGAAAGGTGACCTGGTGGTTGACCCTTATGCTGGCTCAGGCACCACTGGTGTTGCTGCTGTGCTGCTGCAGAGAGACAGTCTCTGCTTTGAGCTCAATCCAGGTCATGCTGAGGTTGCCAGAGCCAGAATCAGCAAGTGGGCTGAATATGTCCAAGACACTCTGTTCTGAGAGGACAGAATGAGACAAGACCAGCATGATGCACTCATTGACCAGGCATTCACTTATTACAGGAAAGCAGGCTTTCCATTTCCAAAGCTCAGACCACATGAGCTGCTGGCAGAGTTTTACAAGCTGCAGGAAAGCAGAGCCAACATCAATGAGCCACAGCAGGTGCTTTTCACTGAGCTCAAGACCACTGAAATTGAAATTGAGAGCACAGGCACAGCCATTGCCAACCACTTTCATTCTCACATTTTCAGCTCTCATGCTTTCCGGATGAGGTCAGCAGTTGAGTCATTTCTCATTGACAAGTCCTTGAGAAAAGCCATCAGGTTGGCTCTTGAGACCACTGGCAAAATCACAGATGTCAGTGTGCTCAACAAGCTCAAGATTGTCAATGGCACTCAAGTCTGCTCAAATTTCAGACCTGCTGCAGCCAAGGCTGTATATGAGAAATATCTGAGTGGCAAGAGAGTGCTTGACCCGTCCACAGGTTATGGTGGCAGACTGCTTGGCTTTCTGGCTCTTGACAGAGAGGCTGAGTATGTTGGCATTGACCCTGCCATCAAGCCATCAAGACTTGTCTTGCCAATGCAAGCATGGCTGATTTCCTTGGACAGTCTCACAAGGTCAAGCTCATTTGCAAGCCTTTTGAGGATGCTCAGATTCCAGGCACCTTTCAGTTGGCTTTCACATCACCACCTTATTTCAAAAAGGAAATATACTCTGATGAGCCAACTCAGAGCTGTCACAGGTATCCGGACTTTGAGAGCTGGCTCAGAGGATTCTGGCAGGTCACCATTGAGAAGGTGGCTGACTGCCTTGAGTCTGGTGGTCTTTTCATTGTCAACATTCAGGATGTCAAGATTGGTCAGCAGCACTTTCCTCTTGTGACTGAGACCAGGCAGCTTGCTCAGCAGGCAGGTCTCTGGCTCAAGGAAATGCTGCAAATCAGATTCAGTGGCTTTGGCTCAGGTCTGGACAAATTCAAGACAGAGCCTGTCATGGTTTTCAAGAAAGGATGACAGAATGAAAACAAGAGATGTGATAATGAGGATGCTTGAAAAACCTGAGCACTTTGTGGATGAGGACAAGAAGTGCTGGATGGTCAAAGAGCTGCAGACAGAGCTGCTGCTTGACATCAGAGAGCAGCTCATTGCTTTGAATGAGCAAGTTGCAACATTGCCAACTCACCAGCAGATTGAAATTCATGGTCAGAACATTTACAGTCAATTGTCAAGCATGGCAGAGAGGATGATGAGATGAAACCAGTATTTATTTGCTCACCTTATGCAGCAGAGTCACCAGAACAGAGAGAGCTGCATTGCAGGTATGCCAGAAGGCTCTGCAGGTATGCCGTGGATGAAGGCTTTGCGCCTTTTGCACCACACTTGCTTTTCACTCAGTTTCTGGATGATGTTGATGCTGTCCAGAGAAGTCAAGGACTCAGAGCAGGCAAGGTCTTTCTCTCATTTTGCAGGCAGCTCTGGTTTGGTGTCAAGCATGGCATCTCTGATGGCATGAAAGATGAAATTGAGGATGCTGCCAAGACCTTTGGAATTCCAATTTACCTGGTGCTTGAGAATCCGGATGGCTCTTTCACCAGGCAAGAGACAGAGAAACTGCCCTGAGCACAAGCTCAAGGCAGTCCTCTTTTGAGAAAGTGAGTACAGCAACAAGGCTGCCAGTTTACATCTTCAGCACAACCTTTTCAACCTCTGGATTGCTGCCATTCTTGACTCTTTTCTTGATGTCTTTTTTCATCAAGCAGGCAATTTCACCAGGTGAGAGGTCTTTGAGCTCATCCTCTTTCTTGTCTCTGATTGAGCCTGTCTCAATCGCCTTGGTCAAGAGCTGTATGCCAGCACCAAGCACTTTATTTTTGTTGCCAAGGTACAAGCCTGCAGCAGCAAGTGCCACCTTGATGGCAATTGACCACCAAGGCAGCCCTGAGTCACTTAAAGCTTTGATGTCCTGTGCCAGTGCTTTGCCTTCACTCACAAGTCTGTTGTAATGAGCCACAGCCTCTTCAAATTCAGTTGAGACAGTTGCAATCAACTCAGCAGCATCCTCTGCAGAGAGCTCACCATTCTTGAGCCTCTCAAGCAGCTCTGCCTTTCTCTCTTTGAGCCTTTCCATTTGGCTCTGGACTTTCACCATCTCATCGTTGATGGCTGCCATCCTCTGATTCATGCTCTCAAGTCTCTCACCTTGCTCTGGTGTGAGAGCCAAGCAACCTGCCATGAGCAGGCAGAATGCCAGCACCATGACAAGCATTGTGGCTGTCCTCACAGCTCACCCCCTTTCAATAAATGCAGCATCCTATGCAATACAGGATGACTGCAAGCCAGAAAAGCATCTTCAAGCACTTGCTTGGTGTCCAATCCTGAAATGGTCTGTGTCTCATCATAACTTGAAAACCCACTTGACAATGACTGACATTCCAAGAGTCACCACTGCCAGAATGACTGCCCAAGTCCTCTTGTCTTTCTTGGTGGCATCTTTCTCAAGAGCCTGGACTCTGAGAGATGTACCTGTCTTGAAATCCAGCATCTCTCTTGTGGTTTTCTGGCAATGTTTGATTTGAGTTTCCTGGTCTTTCCGGACTGTATCAATTGACCTGCCAAGACTTGTGAGCTTTTCATCAAAGAGCTCTTTCTGAGCTCTCATTGCCTCAGTCATTGGAGTGGCAATCAGGTCTTTGATGCTGTCCAAGTCCTCTTTCTCAAGCATGGTATTCTCACAATTCTTCTCTGAAACCAAGCACAAAGACATACAAGTGTCCATTGGTTGCATTGTGAATATACTCAAGCAGTCTGTCAGTACCTGGCTTGATGTAATCTGCTCTTGAGTCACCACCATAAGATGTCAAGACATAGGTGCTCATGGTTTCATCTTTTGGTCTGATTTCTGCAGCAGCTTGACCTGTCTCATAATGAGTGATGAGTGTCAGCTCTGCAGTCTCAGGCACAAGAGGCTTGCAGTCAATTGGCTGCCAAGTTTGGCTTGTGCCATCACTGAGGACTTTCAAGACAGTCTCTCTGTCCTCAAGCCAATGATATTCTCTGTCATTGCTTGCACCAACCTGGTGGAATTTCAGCAGGTTGGAATTGGCATCATTTCTGACTGCACCAATTCTCTTGGTGATGATGTCATCAGCCACTGCAGGTCTGTCAAGAGCTTTGCTGAATTTGAGAAAGACATCCAGTGTCTCAGGATTCAAACAGAGATGCACAAAATACCAGGTTGATGCTTCCTCTGTGCCAATGTCAAGGTCTTGAGTGATGTCACCTGTAATTGCCTCTGTCAGCTTGATGAAAAGAGCATTTCCAATTGCACAGAAACCTGGATGCACTTTCACTTGACTTGATGACAAGTGCTCAAGTTTCAAGCCAGAGACAAGACCACCAACCGGAATCTGTCCAAATCTTTCACTCATTACGGTGGCACCACCACAACCATGAATATCATCTTGACTTCAATCACATAACATGAGCCAGTGAGTGTGTCCAGAATGTTTGTGGCTCTTCTTGCAAACCTTCTCAAAACAACCAGGCTCTTGTCAATGTACTGCAGAGGATTGACAAAGCCAACATATGCATGTCTGAGAGTTGTGGTGGCTGAGCCTGCAGGTACAGGCAGAGTGAAAGCTGCTGTGTTGAAACCAGCAGTGCTGATGTCACCACCATTGTTGGCAACTTTCCAAAGCATGTCAAAGTATGCATTCTGTGGTGAGCCTGTGGTGTTTTCTGCAGAATACTTGATGAGGAATCCAAGACCATAACTCTCAAGCCAGTGCTGTGGTTGATAATGTGCAGACCATGCCTCTTCTTTTCCAATCTTGCCAAAGTCATATGCCATGATTGATGAGCCTGGAATTCTCATCACAGGTGGAAAGCTGAATTGAGCTGTGTCCCAAGGTGTGTATATTTCACCAGGAATGTCCAGGTTTGGAATTACAAGCTGAGGTCTCCACTCACCTGATTCTCTGCCAAGTCTTGTGTCAAAATCCTGCAGCCTTGGGTCATTGACCATCTCTCCGCAAATCGGGTACCCAGTTGGCACATCACCAGGTGGTGTGAGTGTGAAAAACACTCTGCCATCATGCTCTTCATCCTTGTGGAAATGAGCATCATCTCTGACATTGACAATGGTGAAACCATCACCATCCTCAGTCTGGACTGAGACATCGTCATCTGTGAGTTGAATCAGAGTGCCCCATTGAGCAACTCTCCTGATTGGTGGTGCAATTGCAAGGCTGTCTTTCTTTTCAGTATGGTCAAAGCCTTTGCCAGCATCTGTGACCCAGCCACCTTCACCACCTTGCTCATCAATCGGATTGACAAAGAGCATGACCTTGTATCCTGGCAGATACCTGGAAATGCCTTGCTTTCTCTCAGAGCCACCAGGTACTGCTCTGATTCTGATGAGGTCTGCAATGTCACCTTCTTTGAGGTCACACTTTCTCCGGACTCTGTCACTCTGGTTGGCTGCACTGTCCAGCAGATACTTGTCATCAATCAGCAGCACAGCTCTTCTTCTGCCAATGAGCAGACCATTCTTGGTGACAGTCACCACAATGTCAGACTGCTTGTCTGCCTGGATGTTTCTCAGCCTCTCAACCTCAGCAACAATGGCATTGAGGTCAGAGGCTTTGATTTTCTTCATGCCTGGTCTGAATGTTGGCAGTGTTGTCTTTCTATTCAAATGCTCATCCTCATGTTATGGTGCTGGCTGAGCCCATGACTCAAGCACTGTCACAGGTGTGCCACAAGGCAAAGCTCTGTCAAACTGGTCAACAAAGAATTTCTGCCAAATCTTTGGAGTCTCAACAGAGCTCTTGAAATAGTACCTGTCACCAACTTTGAATTTGAAAGGATACTTGACACTGGTGCTTGTGTCTGCAGAGTACACAATGTCAACAGAGCCTGTCAGACCTGAGCCACCAACTGCAGCCAGAATGACTGTGCCATCACCTGCTCTTGTGCCAGTTGCCACTTTGATGGTATGACCAGAATCCAGGTACACATCAACCTGTCTGTTGCCACCACCAATGTCTGTCAGTGTGTAATAATACACACCATAAAAGTCTGAGTTACTTCTGTTGAGAGCTGCTGTGCTGTACTCATTGCCCAGTCTCTTGACAGCACCATTCAGGACAAAGTTGCTGAAAGAGGCAAGAGGGTCTTGACCTTCCTGAATTGCATCCAGGTCATCAATCTGAAAGGTGTGACCATATTTCTCAGCAGCATCTGAGAAAAGCACACCTGTGGTCAGTGTGCCAAGTCCATCCTCTTTGTCATTCTTGACTGTCCAGAGCTCAGAGCCTTCAACTGCATCATTGAAACACTCAATTTCCCAATCAAGCTCATCATGTACCTGCTGAGGATATGTGTCAGCGACAATCATACTGCCAACACCTTGATTGTCAATGTCAGCATTGGTGTCAGGTGCACCAGGTGGTGGTGACTCAGGTGGCAAGACAACCTGGCAATCAACCTTGTCACCATTCAGGTACATGGCATCCTCAAGAGCATCCAAGACCTCAGCAAGCAAGTCCTCAACACCAAGAGGAATGACATCAAGCATCTCAGCAACACCTGTGGTCAAGTATCCGATGACTGCCTCAACAGCCTCAGTCCTCATGGTCTCAAACTTGTCTCTCAGCCTTGCTCTCTCATCCATGATGTCTTTGAGGAAATTTCTTGTCTCAACTGACTCATTGGACTCTGTGATTTGCTCACTGAAAATGGTCTCTTGGTCAGCCTCTTGAATGACAAGCTCATTGAATCTTGCAATGCTCTTGCCAATTGGCTTGAAAATGTCATCTCTGTCATAATTCGGATACAGAGCCATCAGAGCCCCCTTTTGTCATCAAGCTTTTCTTGTGTCCACAATCTTGTTGAAATCATATTCAGCATACATCTTTTCTGTGTACTGAATGCCATTCTCTTTCACATACAGGACTTCTTCCCACCTGCCTCTGGCGACACTGAAATTGATGTTGCCTTTCTGGTCTGTTGGACATTCCTTGTGCCACTGCTTTTGCCATCCAATCGGATTATACACAAAGCTGAAATCCAGAGACCATTTCTTTGCACCATTGTCATCCACAAAGTCTCTGGCTGTGGCACCTTGGAAAAGCCATGTACCTGGCTCTGCACCAAGCCATGAGCTTGAGTTGACTGAGCCAACTGCCTTGAGCAGTTTTTTGACCCATTCAGTGATGCTGGAAACTGTCATCTCATGTGTGTATTCAACTCTTGGAAAGAATTGACCACCAATGCCATCTGCTGGAATGTCCTGCTTGCAGTCTTTCCACTTGCCACCTGCTCTGGTGAGCATCTCACCACCAAACTGCAGAGACCTATTGACAGTTGCGCCTGTCTGCTGCTGCTTGGCTCTGTCAAGTGTTGTGTACTGAGCAGTGATGAATGCATGAGTATGACCACCAGTGTCAGTTGTCTGACCTGTGCCTTCAATTTCAACCGATGAGCAGTATAGACCTGGAAAGTCCGGATATGGCTCACCAATGTTTGGCTTGACTGCAAGTCTCTCATCCCAGAGGCAGTAAAATTTCCTTTCACCAGTGATGCCTTCAGCAGTGAAAGTTGTCTTTCTGGTCAGGTACAGCTCTTTTCTTGCCATCAGCTCACCTTTCTCATTCAGTCACAGCTTGACCTTTGACTGCATCTCTGATTTGCTCTTGCAGTGTTGTCTGCTTGCTGATTTCCATCAAGGTGTCCATGTCCACCTTTGATGGGTCAAGCTTGACATCAATTGCAGGTCTCTTGACAGCAGGCTCTGCTGCCTTAGTTATGACAACAGCTCTTTTCCAGAGCTGCTCAGCCCCCATCCAGGCAGGCTTGTGCATCTCTTTCCTGGTCTCTTGCAGATTCTTGAGCCTTGCCTTGTACAGCTTGTCAATGAGCATCAGCCTCTCAATGCCACCTTCTGCTGCAGCAATTTCAGCATTGCGCCATTGCTCAAGAGCAATCCTGTCAGCAACTCTGGTCTGTCCGATTTCTTTCATCCAATCAATGGTGAGCTGAGCATTTCTCTTGAGCCAATCCTGGTGATTCTTTTCCTGTCTCTGTTGCTCTCTTTCAACTCTTGCCTCTTCAGCTCTAAACCATTCCATTTCTCTCAAGCCTTTTTCCTCAAGGCGTTTTCTCTCATCGGCAAGTTTCTTTTCCTCTTGGAGTGCTTTCTCTTTGTACCTTTTGTCAATGTCTGCCATCTTTGTCCTGAGCCATTCATGCACTTGCAATTGCTGCTCAACACTGACTGCAGCCTTTTCCATTTCCTCAGCTCTGGCTTTGGCAGCCTCTTCTTCAGCTTTCCTTTCTTGACCTGTCATCCTGAGTACATCCAGGTGCAGTCTTTGCCTGGTCTTTTCCTGGTCTTGCCACCTGTCAATTTCCTCTTGGTGGATTTTCTTGCTGAGCTCAAGCTGTTCTTCAATCTGCTTTTTGATGCGCTGTTCTTCTCTGCGCCTTTCAGCCAGCAGCTCAGCCAGCTCTTGCTCATTCTCAATTCTCTGTTGTTCCATTCTCAGAGTATCTTCTTGTATCTTTTTGATTTCGTATGCAGTTGTACCTGTGAAGAGACTCTGAATGCCTTGAGTGGCATCCACAACAAAGTCATAAAAGCCTTCACCAATTGCCTTGATGCCTGAGCCTATGCCAGTGAATACATCTGTCCAGGTTGCCTTGAATGCCTGCCATTTCTCACCAGCAGTCTCAATGTCTGCACCAAGCTTGCCAAGAGCTGTCCTGGTGGCTGACATTGTGGCATTAAGGAAAGCCTGCTTTTTTTCTGCATCAGTGAGCTCAGTGACAGCTTTGCCAAGCTCTGTGGCATAGTTTTGATATGCTTGCTCAGTGTCAACAATGATGCCAAGGTTGTCAAGCCAGAGCTTTGACTGCCTGCCAATTCCAACAGTCAATGATTCCATTGCCTTTGCAGTGTCAATGCCAACAGCCTTGCCAAGCCTTCTGGCAGCCATTGCAAGAAATTCAAATTCCTCAGCAGTGGTGGCAACACCAAGAATCATGGCAGTGTTGGCTTGCTGCAGCATGGTGACAGAGTCCACAGTGCCTCTGAAAGCAGCATCCATTTTCTCAACCATTGCAGCAGCATTGGCTGCACCACCTGCAAGATTCTCAAAGGCAGTTGTGAGAGCCTCAAGTTTCATGGCTCTCTCAATACCTGACTTGACAGCATCAACAGCTTTCTGCAGCATACTGAATGCAGTCAAACCACCAACAATGCTGCCAACCATTGTGCTGCCAAGCTGCTTGAAAGTTGAGCCAAGCCTGCCTGTAAAGCCTTGAGCTGCTCTCTCAGTCTGCTGCAATGAGCTGAGCAGTTTGCCATTCCTGGCAACAAGCTCAAGATACAGCTCACCAACTTTCTCAGCCATCAAGACTCTCCCGGCACTCTCATGCCTCTGTCAGTATATGCTTTCCGGAATTTTGCCATTGTTTTTTTCACAGCATCCTCTTGCTCTTTGCTCAATGGCACATATTCAAGCTCAGTCTTTTCAGCTCTGACAAACCTCATCAGCTCACTGACCTGGTATGGTGTGAGCTCAAGAATCTGGCTCACAGTCCAACCATACTGCCTTGCCAGCAGTGCAAAGACACATGACCAGGTCAGCTCTCTGTCAAAGGGCGGCTGTCTTTGTCACCACCTTTCTTTGCATTCAGCTCTTCTGAGACCTCAAGGAATTCATCAAAAGTTAGCAGATTGGCTGCCTCTTGCTTGCTGATGTCCGGATGGTTGTGCCTGAGCATCAGCCATATCTGCAAGGATGCAGCCTCAGAGCCTGTGGTGTATGGCATTGCCAGCTCTGCAAGCTTGCCTCTGTCCATGTTTGCAAGCTTGTCAGCCAGCTCTTTGAATTGCTGAGAATCCTGTGGCAGAGCTCTCAGCCTTCTGCTCATGTCATCAAAAAAGAGGTCTTGAGCATGAGCATAGATTTCTGCCCAGTCACCAAGGCTCAATGGTGAGAATTTGTACTTGGTCTCACCAATCTGCAGCTCTTTGAAAACTGCAGCCATTTTTGTCAAGGTGCTCATCAATCACATCCTTTCTGTGAAACCTGACAGCATTGAGCTGCAAGTTTTACGGAGTTGAGAATTCCTTGGTCACAACACCTGTGCTCTCAAAGGTCACAGTCAGCCTGACTTTGTCAGACTGAGGCACAGCGATATTCACATTTGTGATGAGAGCATCAAAAGTGAGCTTTTGAATTGGTGCAGTGGTATCCTCAACAAAGAGCTCAAGAGTGACGATTTCACCTTCATTCAGGTTTGGTGGGTCAGAGGAAATGTCCTGAGCTGTTTCCCAGTTGCCTTCAAAGGTGCCAGTGCACTCTTTGTTGCCAGCAATTTTCTCTTTCCACCCGTCACTCTGATAATCTGTGACCTCAATCGAATCTGCAGAGAGGTCTGCAGACCAGTTGTCAATGCCCAGTATTTCCTGAGCTTCTGAGGTCACCTTTCCCTCAACACCAGTGATGTGCATTCAGCACCCCCTTCACAATTACTGTTTCTGCACAAGAATCCGATAATCAACCATGTACAACCAGGCATCTGCCTCTGGGTCTCTGACCTTGTTGGCACCTGGTTGCCTTCTGCACTCAATTGAGTCATATCCTGCCACAGAGAGCTTGACAAAGTCCAGAAAGCCTTTGAGCTGCTCAAACATATCATTCACATCAATCACAGACCTGTCATAACTCACCAGTGTGAATTGCACCAGGACATCCTCACCTTCGGATGTGAAAGTGTACTCAGGACTGTCATCGATGAGAGTGAAAACTGCATATGCACCATTGTCCTGAGCTTTCTGTGGTGCCTCTGTATTGTACAAGCCACCAGGTGTGACAGCCTTGAATGCAGCACCTGCTGGTTGATTGTATCTTGTGAAAATAGCCTCTTCAATTGCTTTCAAATTGCGCCCCTCAAGAGCCTTGCAATCCTTGCTCTTGTCCGTCTATATGCAGGTCTCAAGAATGGTCTTGCTTTCATTTTGGCAGTGCCTTTCTCAAGGAAAAAAGCTTTCTTGAGGTTACTGCCAATCAGCCTGGTGAGTTTTTTTGGTTGCTCAAATGCAAGAGAGGCTCTCAGTCTGCCTGTCTGCACAGCAGGTGCCTCACCAGGTGCAGAGCTTCTTGTTTTGAATTGGCTTGTGCTTTTCTTTCCTTTCTTGCCTTTGCCTCTGTAATCCTCACCTGTCTTTGGCTCTCTCATCAACTCTTTTGCCTTGTTGATTATCATGATGCTGCCTTTGGTCAAAGCAGTCTCTTGCTTGGCATCAATCTTTGCCACAACCTCTCTGCCAAACCATTTCAGCTTGCCTGCCATCACTTTCTCTCTTCAAGCACCAATTTCCAGTGGTGAGAAATCAGGTGCCACTTGTCAACAAAGATAATGTCAAATGTTCTGCCATTCCACACCACTCTGTCTTTCTCAGTGACATCCTCAGTCTGTGGCAAGATGAACATATTGAAACCTGCAACAACCTCAAGCTTTTTGTATGCAGCTCTTTCTGAGGCTGATTGTGCCTGAATGCTGCAAGGCACATCAACAATGAGGTCAGCCCAGACCTCTGTGACACCACCTGCTGCATCCTGACCTTCAGTGGCTCTCTGGATGGTTGCAGTTGTTTCAAATAGGTCTTGTATTGCCATTACAGGCTCACTCTCCTGAATCTTGCAAGCTGCTCTGAGTATCTTTCAACCACAAACTCATCAGCCTGCACCTGAGTGTCAAACTTGGTGTATTGATAATCACCAAGCCTTTCAGATTTCATGCCTTTGTCAGATGCGGATTCTCTGACAGCATCAGCAACAATGGCAGTGGCAAGACCAACCAGGTCAGCAGGCATGTCATCAACTGTGTCACCATAACCTGCCTGCCACTCTGCAAAGATTCTGCCATCCGGAAAGCCTGACCTGCTCTTGACTCTGCCATTGGAGTCATCCAGGATGTGGTCATATATGGTTGAGTCATAGTCCGGAATCAGCAGCTCTGCATAATCAGGACTGAGAGCAGGCTGACCAGGCATCTCAACCAGGTCAGCACTCAGGTGATTCTCATATCCTGATACAATGGTTGCCTGCCAAGCCTGACCAACAAGAGCCTCAATTGCAGCTTTCACTGCAGCCAGAGTGGTCTCAGTTGCCAAATCAATGCTGCCTGAGTCCTCATTGTCACCCCACTGCTGCAGCAAGACCTCACCATTGATGACCTGGACAGAGGCACCTTTGCAGCCAGCTCTTGTGGTCTTGACCTTGACCACTTCAATCAGAGCTCTCACAAGCCTCTTGACTTTTGTGACAGGATACTGAGGCAGGTACAAGATGCATCCACCTTCAGTGTATATGAAATCACGATAATCATGCAGGTAAAACTCTCTGTCACAGTACCTTGCAATTGAGGCTGAGAGCTGAGGAATGAGCTGATTGATGAGGTCATCTTTGTCAGTGCCAGTGAGCCCCATGTAAGTCTTGACCAGGTCAAGAGAGGTCAGGTCACCAGTTGCCATGCTGCCCCCTTATTTCCTCTTGGTCTTTGCCTTGCCAACTCTCTTGGCTTTCTCTTGCTCTTTGGTGAGAGCCACAGGCTTGAGCACCAGAGGCTTGAAAGGTGCATGGCTGCCTTTCTTGAGGTCATACTCAGCAGCTTTGCCTTCCTCAATCAGCTTGTCAGCATCAGCCTCTGAGAGCTTGACAAACTGACCATTTCTCATCTTGAGCAGTTTCAAGGCTCACCACCTTTCAGGATTTCTTTTTGCGCTTGCCTTTCTTGGCTGCCTTCTTGCTTGAGCTCTTGGTGACAGCTTTTTTCTTTGGTGCTTTGCCAACCATCTTGTTGGCAGGTGCCTCTGAGAATTCCTTGCTTTTCAAGAGCTCATTTGCTCTTTCCTCAGATGTGGTCACTCTCACACCTGTCTTTTTGTTGAGCACTGTTTTCTGTGCTGGTCTTGTCATGTGAATCCTCCCTACTCATCATTGCTCATCCAGGTGTAGGGCTGCAGGATGAGCTCTGCAGCCCCCACCACTGAAAGCAGCAAAGCCACATTCAGCTCAACTCAAAAGACCTGGATTATTCCCAAGTCTTGTACACAGCCACTGCACCAAGCTTGTTTTCAAACTTGTGGTGAGCACCATGCAGAGCAGCAATCACAGTTGATGTGATGCTGTCACCATTGGGAATGCTCTTTTCAATGACACTGATGCTGACATAAGGCTTGCCTTCCGGCAAATCCTCTGCCTTGAATTCAAAGGCATAAATGCCTGCATCAGGGTCACCAAGCACTGCAGTCTTGAGAGTCTCATCATTGGTGCCGATGTCATCCTCTGCAGCCAGCATCTCAATGTCCACATCAGGTGTGGCAACCTTGCTGCCAAGCCTGACTACGAAAGTAGCTCTGTCAAACTCTTTCATGTCAAACCAGGCAGCATTCTGAGTTGCGCCATTGAGGACAGCAGTATCTGCTGCCACATCAACCAGCATGTTGTCAGAGATGTTATGCATCCTGACATCCCCTTTCTGTAAAAGTACACATTGGAATCAGCTCAACTTTCTTTCTCAATCCTTTCCTTGTTTCAGTTGACTATATCGGGCCCCCGCCACCACAGTTGCCTTCAGGTGTCAAGTGCAGCCTGTCAAAAACCTCACAGTAGGGCCCTGAGCCTTCAAACTTGTGATGGTCATCATCCAGAATCCAGACAGGTGTGACCCGGTTTTCAAATTCCACTATGCCATTTTTGGCAAGCTTGGCAAAAACTGTGGTCATGCCATCATTCAAGGAAATATCTTCTGCCTTGAGGTCAAAACAGATGTGATATATTCCAGGTGCATTGAAAGGAATGTTGGACACACCAAACAGCAACAGTCCTGTGTCTGGTGGCATATCATCATTTCTTTCCATGATGGCAAGGTCAAGACCAACTGTGCCCCACTCCCAGACATCAACCATCACCACCAGCAGAGCTTTGTCATGCTGCCTCATGTCAACTTCTCTGGTGTTGTAATCGGCAAGTGGTGACAAGTCAGTGGTGGGATGCACATCCACACTCAGGTGGTCACTGTACTTGTTCAAACTCACCCCCCTTTCAATCAGACAATTGGTGGTGCCTCTTCAGGTGCAGTCAGATGCAGCCTGTCAAAAACACCATCATACAAGAGTCCAGCACCTTCTGATTTCCTGTGTCTTGCATTTGAGATGTTCAGTATTGTTGCAAGCACAGGCAAAGCAAGGACACCTGCTGTCTCAACCTGCAACCTGGCATATGCATAACCATCATCAAGGCTCAAGTCCTCTGCTTTCACATCAAAAGCATAGTACCTTGGCATCTGTCCAGGTATTGCAAATGTTTCTGACTCAAGCAATGTCCTTGGCTCTTCAGTGCCTCTCTCATCCTTGGACTCAATAATTCGGAGGGTGACGGTTGAATCAGGTGTTGAGGAATTCAGCTTGAGCAAAAACATGCAATTCTGTGATTGCTTGAAATCCTCAACCTCACCATCAATGAGCTGCTCAACCTTCATGTCTTTTGTTTCACTGTTTCTGACCTGAAGGTTGTCTGAGTATTTATTCAAACTCATCCCCCTTTCTGAGTTTGACCATGAGTGAGGCAGCTCTGCAGCTCTCACCACAGAGCTGCCAAATCACCCGCAGGTCAACTTTTACTGCTGAGCTCCAAGAGTCACAAAGGGACTGAGCCTGAAATCCTGAGTGGCATTCTTTGGCTTGAGGCTGGATTTCCACCATGCCTTGCCATCATACCTGATTGTGAATCTGAAGGCAGTCTGGTCTTTGTCAAACCTGATGTGAATACTGGTGTCAGTCTTGACATTCAGACCTGCCTTGCCAGCAAGCAGGTACATGCCCGGGTCAACCACAGAGAGGTCACCACCAGCATTGAGAGCAGGTGCTTTCTCTGTGAAGAAAATTGGCTTGCCCATGAGCATGTCATAAGGCTTGCCACTGAGACCATTGGCAGGCATCCATGCCGGGCTGTCACCGATTTCCATCTTGGCAAGCTGAGTGAAGGTCTCATGGTTGGCAATCCAGATGGCTCTCTGCTTGGATGCCGGGAACATTGACTGCCAGAGGTTGAGGACATCATCAGCAGCAATGCCTGCACCTGTCCTGCCGATTGTCACCAGGCAAGGTGCCTGCAGGAATCCTTGAGGCTGTCCGGCACCATTGCCATTGATGCAATCGTCATCAATGACAAAGGCAATTGCCTGTCCAAAGACAGACATGAGCATTGCCTCAACACTCACCATGCTATCCTCAAGCAGATTGTTGGTCACATAACAGAGACCAGCAACCTCAGACAGATTGAGCTCAATCTGACCTGTCTTTGGCTTGCTCTCAGTTTTCTGAGCACCTTCTGCAACTCTGATGATTTCCACACCACCATAGAATTTGCCTTCAGTGTGGTCATCGTCAAAGATTGCAGGAAAGTCAATCTTGCTCATTGCCATTGGAATGAATCTGGCTCTGGGGTAAAAGAAAGCCTGCTCAAGAGCAGTTGTCAGCAGCTCAGCTCTGTGCTCACCAGGTGCCAGAAAGCCACCTTGAGCATCATCACCAACCAGCATGACATCACCTTCTGCTTTGCCAATGCCAGCATCTCTGAGAGCCTTGTTTTTCTTTTCAATGCCATCCAGGTATTTCTGCAGCGGCTCAGGTCTCTGACCTGTCACTGCAGCCTGCTTGACACATGAAAGGAAATGACCAAAGCTCTTGAAAGGATGAGGATTCTCAACAACCTCAACCTTTGGCAGCCTCTTCAGGAATTCCTCTTGAGTTTTCCTGAATTCTGCCAAGCAGGAATCCACAGCAAGCTTGGCAATCTTGGCAGCCTTGGTCTCATCATCAGTGGTGCTTGGGTCAAGCTCTTTGACCTCTTCACCATCACCATCAGCAATGAGCTTTGAGGCTGTGACCTCATCAACACCAACAATGGTGTTGGCTTTGTACTCATCGCCTTCCAGCACAACATCCTTCAACAGCTTGACTTTCAACTCATTCCCCTTTCAAAAGACTGTTGAAAACGGACAAAACAAACCAATCACACTTTGCCAAGAGCTCTGTTGAGAGTTCTTTCAGTTTCCTCAGCAATTGCCTGCTCAGGTGTTTTCAACACCTGAATGACTGCTTTCTTCTCAGGTCTGACATCACAGACACTGAGCACCTGGATGACTTTGCCTGTCTGAGTTGCAGGCTCAAATGGCTTGCAGGTATGGTCATGGTCTTTGCACCATTTCTTTGCCTGAGCCACAGTGAATTTGGTCTTGTCAAACCTGATTGCCTGCAGCTCTGACTTGCCATCTGTCTTGCGCCTGCCAAAGATGGCATGGATGCCATCTCCAAATCGGTTGTTGTTTCTGGCAAACCTGCTGTACTTGTCCGGGTCTTGCAGCCTGCAACTGTGCTCATTGGGGTATGGCTTGAGAGCTGCACCAAGGTCATCCCAGTTTTCTTTCTCACAAGTCTCTTGCCACTGCAGCTCTTCAATGAGGTCATTGCCAAAGAGACCTTTCAGCTCAAGCTCATTGTATTCTCTGAGCTCAGGTGGCTCTTTGTCAAACTGCTTGTAATGTCTGGACAGGTGAGAATGGACACCAGACTTGTCACCATCCGGAATGTTGACCCCGCCTCTGGCACCAAGCAAAGCTGCCATTGCAGCAGCAGTGCCTTTCCAGTTGCACTTGAGACCATCAGCCTTGTGATGTGGCAACTTGTATGCTTGCTTGACTTCCGGATTCTCTGAGTCATACCAGGCACAGATTTTCATCAAGGTCTCAGTGTCAGCAGCTCTGACCTGAGCTGCACCATCCCATGCTGAGCCTTCAGGCTCTGTGCCATAGTCTCTGAAAGGAATGACACCTTTGGTTTCCAGGCTGAGAATGCCAAGGTCATCCAGAGTCTCAGGTGAGAGCTGCAGCCTGCCTTTTGCCACAGCCACTGTGAGAGCATTGATGTTGGCAGGCACACTGACCTTGCTGTGCTCAAGCAGAATCCACTTGGTGTAAATTCTCTTGGTCTTTTCCGCATCAATGATGTTGCCTTTCTGAGCCTCTCTCTTGATGAGAGTCATCCAGCCATCATCATTCTTGTTGAGCCACTTGACAGGAATGAAACCAACTGAGGATGTCTTGAGATGTCCTTGTCTGACAAGCTGCCATATTTCCTCAGCTCTTGGAGTCTCAGCATATATGGTCTTGGCAATGATGCCTTTGTTGTCAGTCTTAATCCACTTGTCAGAGCCAATTGGTGGCATTCTGTAATCATGCCCCCACAGCACCTGTGGTGCTTTCTTGAATTCTCTGAGGTCACAACCTGATGGCAGCAAGACCTCATCATCTCTGTCTCTGTCCACTGTGGACACATAGGTGATTTCAGCTCTCTCACCTTCTTTGAGGTCAGGCTCTTTTGTGAGTGTGACATTCTTTCTCACAAAAGTCTCAGCACCATTTGCCTCAAGGATGAGCTTGAGCTCTTCTGGCAACTCATCCTTCTTGAGGATTTCAGTGACAACCATCAGCTCACTCCCCTTTCAATTCAGCTCTCAGTGTGCACCTGCAATTTGGATGTAAAGGTGGTGAGGTCACTGGCTCATAATCAAATTTGAGTGTGCCTGCATCCTGCACATCCATTGACTGACCTTGCTCAAAGAAAGCTGTGCCAAGTCCAACAACTCTGCCATCCAGCTCAGTGCAGAATGGACAGGCATCCGCTTGTGCATCCCAGACAACTGCTCTCACCACCTTTGATTGCTCAAAGCCTTTCAACATTCCTTGGTGAGCTGCTCTGGTGCTTTCAGTCCTGGCAATCTGCTCAGCTTTCCACCTTTCCATTCTGTTTTCCCAGAAGTCAAGCAACCTTGACCTGAGCTCTGGAATATCCTCACCAGCAGTGAAACCTGCCTGCATCTGAGCTGCAAACTCTGCCGATGTGTGAGTGGCTGTAATGTCTGCAAAGTGGAATGTGTATGTCTCAAGCCAAGTCTGGATTTCCGGATTGAGGACATTGAAAGAGATGCCAGAGCCAACCATTGTCAAGCCTCTCTGACCACCATGCACAAGCTGCTTTCTGATTGCGCCTGACATCCTTCGGTTGATTTCTGCAGCCCACTTTTCTCTCTCAAGCATCTCAGGTGTCCACTCAGGCACACCTTCACCTTTGGCATTGATGGCAGCAGGCACAGCCACTTTCATTTTCTCAAGCTGCTTGAGCATGTCCTCTTTCCACTCTCTGAAAATCTGCCTCATTATCCTTGCCATCTCAGGTACAGCTTGCCAGAGAATGGATTGCTTGACCTCATTCTGAGTCATATGCATCAGCCTGCCATCCTGGTCAAAGAGGTTGACATGGAAATGCATCGGGGGCAGCAGCTCTGCAGCACCACTGCCCCCTTTCTGTTTTGTTTTCTCAGATTCAGGCTCAGGCAGAGCAGGTGGTTGACCAGAGCTGCCAACCGGAATCATGGTCATTGGCATCCAAGGTGTTCTGCCCCAGGCAACTGGCTCAAGACCTTCCTGCTCTCTGACCTCATTGATGGTGAGCACACCATTCTTGATGTATGTGTCTGACTTGCTGAGCTTGAATTGCTTGTCCTCTGGCACAGGATTGTCAAAGGCAACAAAGAGCCTCTCATCAAACATGCCAACCAGGTCTTGGTTGAGCTTGTCCTCATCAAGATTCAGCCTTGGCACAACCGTGTCTCTCTGGTATTGAACCTCACCAACCTCAGCATTGGCAAGGTTGACATCTTGAGTTGTGACCTTTGAGAGTGGCACACCATACACACCAAGGATTTCTTCTCTTGAGAATTTCTGACCTTTCAGAAAGGCAATGTCTCTTGGTGAGAATCCGATTTGCTGAATGTCCAGGTCACCTTCAAGGACTGCCACAGAGCCTGTCTTGCCTTTGCCATACAGTTGAGACCATCTCTCTCTGATTTCCTTGAGAGTCTTTGAGTTGACCTTGCCTTTGTGCTTGAGTGCAAAGTCAGGTCTTGCATTGTTGGTCAGCAAGGCATCCTCATAAGCATCATAATCCTCTTTGCGCTTGATGGCTGCAAAGGCTGCCTGGATTGGACTGAAACCATAGAATACATCATGAGGATTGGTGAATTTGAAATGCACAACCTCATCTGCAGTCAGAGCAACCTGAGTGTCCGGACTTGTGCCATACAAGTACCCCATGACAAAGTCATTCTCACCAGGCACAATCTTGACAAACTGGCTCTGCAGAGTCCACAGAGCAATTGGCACACCAAGTGAGTCTTTCTGCACCCACATATATGCATTGCCTGTGAGCTCAAGAAAGAGCTGCAGCTTGCTGAGCATCTCAAAGCCATCCTCTCTCTGGTTGGCTTTCTGCCAGAGGTCAAGGAAAGGATGCTCAATAACCTCTTCAACCATGACAGCCTTGTTGAGTTTCTGAGCAAGATGCCTTCTGGTGTGCAGCTCTTTGAGTCTCTTGTTTTCAACTGGCTTGGTGTCAATGCCTTTTCTCAGGTTGGGGTATGCTTTCTGTCCTCTGTTGGTTGTGACATACAGGTGCAAAGGCACAGCAGCAACTGACTGAGCATTCTTGGTTGAGCAGATGTAAATCCAGTGCCGGAAGTGCTCAAGCTGCTGAGCGGCTTTCATTTTCTCAGACTGACCAAACAGCCTTGCATATGAGATGCTTCTGAATACAGGCTTGACCAGCACCTGCACTGGCTTGAGCATCCTCTTGACTGCTGCAATTATGCCCATGCTGCCTCTCTTTCAAAAAGCTTTTGCTCTCTTTCCTCATCGGAGAGCTCTTCTTTCTGCTCACTGCCAATGCCTGAAACTCTCAACAGCCTTGGTTGAGCAACACCAAGCTTGAGAAACATGGCAGCATATCTGGTCATGTCCATTGCATGGTCAAGCCCTTTTGCTGGTTTCTCATTCTTGTCCAGGTGATATGACTCAACCTCTGTCAGCCAATCATCAACACCTTCACCACCAGGCTCAACTGTGAGACCAGGTCTGCCATCACCAGCAATTGCCATCTTGTCTCTGACCTCTTGAATGCCATCAAAGACTGCATTGCTGGTGTCTCTGCAGTCCAGACCTTCATTCTCAGCATCAGCTCTCAAGCCAGCAGCACTGGGGTCAAAGACAAAGATTCTCATTGGCAGCTCAAAGAGCTCTGGATTCTTGGACTGAGCCTTGAGCTCAAGCAACAGGCTCATGCCATAATACTTGAGCACTTGAATGAATTGAGTTGGCAGCACCTGCCTTCTGTAAAACATCTTGAGCAGGTGCATCCGGTTGTCAGAATCAATGCCCCACAGTCCAATCACTGCCGGGTCTTTGTATCCTTCATCCACACTGAGCAGAAACCACTGGAATTCAGAGAGGTCTCTGTGCACCACATGGACATCTCTGCTGAAATTGTCATATATGAGACCTTCGAAAGCAACCCACTTGCCAAGCACAAATCTGTCTCTGTACTGACCAGTGAATCTGCCAAGGCTTTCAAGATAGTCTTGAGGCAGAAAGAAATTGTCAATTGACCTGGACTTGAAAACAGCTCTGCTGCTGTCTTTCTGCAAGTAAAACCTCTTGTACAGAAAATGAGATGGCGCATCCGGATTGGTGGCAGTACCAAGCTGTCTGACAGGGTCAGCAGTATTTCTCAGCCTGCCAAGCACCATGATGTACTCATCCTCATCCATCTCTCTGCTCTCATCCACAAAGGCAGAGCCAAGGTTGAGAGAGGCAATCCTGAGAGGGTCATCAAGTCCACCATAGAATATGTCACCACCACCATGCACATGAATGACATGGTCTGTCTTGTTGTGCTTGTATGAGCCAAGAGGCAGGACAGGTGGCAGGTTGCCATCTTTCTCAAGCAGGACTCTCAAGGTTGTGGCTTTGAGGCTTGTGAGAGTTTTCCGGAAAAGACCAACCAGGTTGCCAGGATACAGAGCAGCTTGCATGGCAGCATTGTATGCAAGCACTCTGCTCTTACCAGCACCAAAGGCACCATCATACATCTTTTCTTTGGCTTGGCAGAAAAGGAAATCATGCTGCTTTGGCAGCAGCTTGACCTTTACCTGGTTTTCTGGCAGTGTGCCAATCAACTCAGTCAGTCTCTCTTTCTCATTCCCAAGATTTCAGGACTCTATCAGCATCAAGCTTGTTGCTGTACTTGTAATGTGCTGCATGAAGAGCTGCAATCACTGTCAGGTCACCACCATTCAAGGCAGGTGCTGTGGTGATGTCAAGTCTGACAAAAGGATGGTCTTTGTCCAAATCCTCAGCTTTTATTTCTACACACCAGACCTCTTTGACACCTGCAATGACTTGACCTGGAAAAACCTTGAGCACCTTGGGGTCACTGTCCTGACCATCTGTGTCATTGATGATTGAGACATCACCTTGCATCCCGTTTGCCTGGTCATATTGCATGACAAACAAGATGCGGTCAAACTGTCTCATGTCATAATACTTGGTTGACCTGAGAGGGAAAGCCTCAACAGTTGCCAGAGCCAAGTCAATTAGCATGTTGTCTGATGCAGTGTGCATCTTGTCCCCTTTCTCAGTACAAGGTCATGTTGTCTGCTTGCTCAGTGAGCTCACCTTTGAAAGCCTGCTTGACTTTCCTGGTGACCTCTTTCCGGATACCTGTCTCATCAACCTCAAGACCAATGTGCATGTTGACCTTGACAGGCAGGTTGTGCTTGACAATGGCTTTCTCAATTGCCTGTCTGCACAAGGCAAGGTGCTGCTCAATGTCCATTTGAAAGAGCTTGACCTTTAGTCCAATGGTGTTGCTGACATCAGCATTGATTGCCTGAGCAACCAGGTCTGCTGCCTGTCTCTCTGCACCACTGAGCTCTGGCTGTCTTTCTGGCATCTTTGCCATCAACTCTCACCTTTCTTGGTCAAGCCATTGAGCTTGCCATTCTCACCATTCTGCTTGTGCTGCTCTGGATTTGGTGGCTTGGCAATTTCAAAGGTCAGAATGGTCTTGCTGTTTGCCTCAACCTCATGCACTTGCTTGACTGTGCCATCAATCCTGTCAAGGATTTCCTTGCACATGGCAGGATTGCCTTTCTCAAGAGCAAACTCAAAGAGCCTCTTGACAAAAGCCTCACCCCAGGTCAGTTTCTTGTATCCTTTCCTGGTGCATGGCTGTTGAGCAAGATGCACCATGAGGTCATTCAGCTTTTTGAAATGAGGCACACCCTTGGTGTGACCTTCCGGATTTCCGGATTCACCAGGCTGCCACCTGAAAGGATGACCAGGCTTGAAAGTGCCATCAGGATTCCTGAATTCATCATGCTCAGGCTCTGTTGGCTCTTGCTGCTCTTTGTCCTCTTTCTCATTCATTGGAAACAAGCTCTCAAGGCTTTCAGTGATTCCACTGCAAAGCTTGTTGCCTGTCTCACCTTCTCAGGCAAAAGTGTACTGTGCTTTGAGGACTTGTCAACAGCTTTCTTGCCAGTGGCATTCTCTGCCAGTGGCTTTGGTCTTGAAAATGCCTGGTTGAAAACGGCAATTGTGCCTCTCTTCTCATCTTCTCTTTTCTCATCTTGTCTCATCTCATCTCATCTCATCTTATGTCACAAGTGTCATGCTGCAGCCAATTGCTCTAAGTCCTTGAAATGCCTGTGATTGCAAAACTGCCAGAAACTCAGAAAAACCTCTTGGAACCTCTGCAAACCACCTGTGAGCAAGATGCTGCTCTGACAGAGCTCTGTGAGCAAGCCTGGTCTGAGCCTGGATTGACCATATTCCTGCAGTCACGAAAATGCCACTCAGCATGGTGGTCAAAAAAACTTTGCTTTTCTTCACATTTTCTCTGGAAATCCTCATCATGGATGGTATTATACAGGTGCTGAGACAGAGAGGATGAGCAATGGAAAACCCTGAAACCAAAAGCCACAACAGAGGCAAGGTGTCTCTGGTTTTCAACTCTGTCTCAGCTTTTCTCAAGCGCAACACCTGCCCCTTGGTCTCTTCCGTGCTCTCTGTCTCAGCAAGCACAGACTGCACTTCTCCAGGTCAAGGGGCAGTTGTAATTTCCAGCTCACAAGGCTCTGGCTCTGGCTGCAAAGCGGGGGTGAATGGCAGCCAGCTCAAGACAGGTGGACTAAATTGCAGAGTTGGTCTCTGGTTTTAGTCCACTCAAGACTGACCACCAGAAAGGATGTGAGAAAGTGAAAGTAGCAAGAAAGGTTGTTGTTGAGCAGAGCAGGCTGCCTCTCAACAAAGATGGCAGGCACAGGTACAGAGTCACCAAGACTGTCAACACCATAATCCCGCCGATTGGCAGAGAGTGCACAGAGGATGAAATCAGAGACCTCATCAAAGAGCATGTCACTGTTGAGGTCAAAGGCGCAAAGTAAAAGCTGACCACCAGAAAGGATGAGCAATGAAAGAGGCATTCACCAATGACCTGCACATGAGCAGGAAAAACCAAGAGAGGCTTGAGCTCATCAACTCAATCATTGAGGAATACAGAGCTCAAGGTTACAGGCTCACACTCAGACAGTTGTATTATCAGCTTGTGTCCAGAGATGTCATTCCAAACAAGCAGAGTGAATACAACAAGCTGAGCACCTTGCTGACCAAAGGCAGGATGGCAGGTGTTGTGGATTGGAGTGCAATTGAGGACAGAATCAGAGTGCCAAAGCTGCCTTACTATGCTGAGGACATTGCTGATGCACTCAGAGACATCACCAACTCATACAGGCTTGACAGGCAGGCAGGTCAGTCTGTGTATGTTGAAGTGTGGTGTGAGAAAGATGCTCTGAGTCAGGTCTTGTACAGAGTGACCTCTCAATATCATGTCCGGATGATGGTCAACAGAGGATACAGCTCAACCACAGCCATGCATGATGCATATGAGAGGTTTGACTTGGCTCAGTCCGAAGGCAAAGAGCTTGTGATTCTGTATGTTGGTGACCATGACCCGTCAGGTCTGGACATGCTCAGAGACATCCATGACAGGCTCATTGACTTTGGCTTGAATGTGGATGTGGTGCCAGTGGCACTGACTGAGGCACAGATTGATGAGCACAATCCACCACCAAACCCGGCAAAGATTACAGACCCCAGAGCAGGTGAGTACATTGCTCTGCATGGCAACACATCTTGGGAAGTGGATGCACTGCCACCACAGGTGCTGCACAAGCTTGTTGAGCAGGCAATTCTGGACAGGATTGACATCGATGAGTATGAGCAGGCTCTTGAGCAAGAGGATGAGGACAAGAAGGCTCTCAGAGCTTTCCAGAAAGTGGACAAGGATGACCTGCAAGAAGTCTGGGATTCTCTCAGGAATCTTTCACAGGACTCCAAGACCAAGAAACTGAGAGACCAGGCACAGCAGGCAGCAGATGCATTTCACAAGGCTTTTGGTGACCTGCTGTATGAGTAGAAAGGACTTGAGGATGGATGGTTATGGCAGACTGCAAAAGGTCATTGCCTTGTGGAAAGAAGGCAGATTGACCAGAGAGGCTGCACTGACCAGGTTGCTTGGTGAGAAAGGTCACAGGCAAGGCAAGCTCAACAAGGCTGCATTCAATATTGCTGTTGAGCAAGGCTTGTGCCTGGTCTGCTGGAAATGGCACAGATGCATTGTCAGAGACTGCACTGTGTACACTCACAAAGGCATGTGCACCTGGTTTGAGGCAGTCCAGAAAGGTGGTGAATGATGCCTTTCACTCTCAGAGGAATGGCAAAAGGTGAGCTGCATCTTTACAACTGGCTCAGGCACAGACCAAAAAAAGAGAAAGGCAGAGCTGAGATGTTGAGAGCCATGAGGCTCTCAGCTCTGTATTGGCTTGAGCAGTACATGCAGGAATGTGGCAAGACATTTGGCATTTTCAAAGCTGTGACACAGCAGAAAGGATGAGCATGACCAAGAAAGAAAGAGCCACCATGAATTATGAGCTCAAGCAAGTGCTTGACAGTCATGGTGAGCATGGTGCCTGCAAGCTTGTTGAAGTCTGGATTATGCAGAGCAGGTTTCCTGTGCTTGACATGCTGCAGGCTCTTGTCAACCTGAGCTGCATCAGAAGAGCTCAGAACAGAGACAAAAAGAAATGACCTGGTGGTGGTCACCAGGCAACCACAGTTGCACTCTTGCGCCTTGTGGGGGTCAAGGTCAGACATGGTCAAGGATGAGCACTTTGGTCAGTTGACAGAAAGGATGTGAGACATGAGAGCAGGAAAGAGCCTGCAGGAAATGGCAGCAGAGCTGGACAGGCAAGCAAAGTCAAAGAGAGACTTTGTTGCCTCAACTCAGAAACTGTCCATGCAGCCTGATGGCAGTACCTTGCTGATTCATGGCAATGGTGAGCTCAAGGCAGCCTTTGAGGAATCCTCTCAGACAGGCATTGGTGACTTTGCCATCAACAAGCATTGCCACCAGCAGATTGGTGACAGGCTTGGCATCCCCAAGAAGTATTATGACAGGATGCGGAATGAGTCACCACAATTGCTGGCAACCAATGTCAATCACTGGTTTCAGCAGACACCTGAAGAAAGGATGGTGAGGACTCTGGATGGCAAAGCCAGAGCATTCTTGTCCAGAAGGTACAGACCTCTGGACAATTATGACCTTTCCAATGCTGTCTTTGAAAAGCTCATTGATGCTGATTGCAAAGTTGAGACAGCAGAGCTCACTGAGGTCAGAATGTACATCCAGGCAATCAGTTTCAAGGTTGAAGGTGAGGTCAAGAAAGGTGATGTGGTCAGAGCAGGTGTGGTCATCAGCAACTCAGAGGTTGGGGCAGGTGCTGTCAGAATTGAGCCTCTGATTCTGAGACTTGTCTGCATGAATGGCATGATTGCTGCTGACCACAGCCTGAGAAAATACCATGTTGGCAGAGTCAACAAAGGCTTTGAGCTTGATGGTGCTGCTGAGTTTTTCAGAGATGAGACCAGGCAGCAGGATGACAAAGCCTTTTACATGAAGGTGCAAGACCTTGTCAAAGCTGCTCTTGAGCAGGTGACCTTTGACAAGATTCTTGAGAGCATGAGAGCTGCTGCAGACAGGCAGATTGAATCTGCAGACCTGCAGAAAGTGGTTGAGGTCACTCAACAGCAATTCAGGCTCACTGACACTGAGAGAGGCTCTGTGCTCAAGCACCTGATTCAAGGTGGTGAGCTCAGTCAATATGGTCTTGCCAATGCCATCACTGCCACTGCCAATGACCATGAGGACTATGACAGAGCAGTTGACCTTGAGAGGTTTGGTGGTCAGGTGATTGAGTTGCCACAGAAAGATTGGAAACTCATCAGCACTGCTGCTGCATAGTTTGACCACAAGATTCTCACTCTGCTCTCTCTGTTGAGAGGGCAGAGATGACAACCTTGTGAGAAAGTTGATATGAGCTCAGGACTCAAAATTGACCTCACCACATTGAAACAAAGACAGAGTCTGCCTCTTGAGGCAAAAGTGAATATGACCAAGAGCAGAATCATCAGCTTTGTCACTCAGCTCAATGGTGATGTTGCCATCAGCTTTTCAGGTGGACTTGACAGCACTGTGCTGCTTGACATTGCAAGAGAGCTCTTTCCAAACCTGGTTGCAGTCTTTGTCAACACTGGTCTTGAATATCCTGAAGTGGTCAGGTTTGTGAAAAGCCAAGACAATGTCATCATTCTCAGACCAAAGATGAATTTTAAGACAGTCCTTGAGACTTATGGCTTTCCGGTTGTTTCAAAAAGAGTTTCAGAGCAAATCAGAACACTTAGAAATCCGACGCCAAATAACGTTGCTTTAAGACACAGATACCTTACAGGCAAAAACAAAAAAGGTATTTATAGGTATCAATGGAAACTTGCAGAGAAATGGAAATTTTTACTTGAGGCACCTTTCAGAATTTCAGAGCAATGCTGTGACATAATGAAAAAAGCACCTTATGCCAAGTATGCCAAAGAAACTGGCAATTCTGTAATTCTTGGCACCAGAGCCTCTGAATCTCAAGAAAGAAAACTGGTTTACATGAAATATGGATGCAACAGTTATGGCAAGCATGGCAAAAGCAGGTCAAGACCACTGAGCTTTTGGTTGCATCGTGATGTTCTTGAATATATTGCCACCAGGCAACTTGAGTATCCATCAATATATGGTCAGTTAAGACAAGACCTGGCTCAAGAATATTACAATACAGGATTGCAAGGAAGTGGCTGCATTTTTTGCTGCTTTGGTCTGCACCTGGAAAGCCAACCAAACAGATTTCAAAGGTTGAGAAAGAGCCATCCAAGACTTTACAAGTATTGCATGACAAAGCTTGGACTTGATGAGGTTTTGAATTTTATGAGGCTGCCACATTGAGAAAGGGGGTATTGCATGACAGAAGTGCACAGCTCAGTGCCAAGTGAGGTCAAGGACAATGGCAAGTATGACAGTCCTGAATGGATTGCAGGACAGCTCAGGCATTTACTGCAACCAGGCAAAGCAGGTGCTTTGAGCTGCAAGCAGATTGCCTCACTGCTGAACATCCGGACTGACAGGACATACTTGAACATCCGGACTGCAGCCAAGCAGCTCTTGGCAGAAGGCAGACCTGTCATAACCTGTGCCAAAGGCATTTTCATTGCCAAGGACAGGACAGAGCTTGAGGAATATGTGCAGACCATGCAAGTCAGAATTCAAGGATTCAAGAGGACAATTGAGCTTGTCAATGCTGTCTCAGAGAGACATTATGGCACACCAATTCAGAAAGGTCTCTTTTGAGAAAGCATCAAATTGAGAAATTCGCCCTGTCTGGTGGTCAGCACAGTGGCAGCAGAGAGTTGGATGTGACATGCGCCATGTTGCATCCTCTCTCTGTCTTTTTTGAGAAAGGTGGTGCAAATGAAATTATACAGTGTGCAGGTGCCTGAGTTTTTCAGAGCATCACTTCCTGGCTCAAAAGACATTCAGCTTTTCAAAGGTGCTGCTGGCATTCAAGTCATATGCTCAATTGACCCCACCAAGTTTGGCTTTCTCAAGCATGTCAGTGTCTCAAAGCCTGACCAATATCCGACATGGGATGAGCTCATTGACATCCGGAATCAACTCTTTCCTGCTGATGTTGACTGCATGATGGTGATGCCAAAGGCTGCAGATTATGTCAATGTGCATGAAAACTGTTTTCACATTTGGCAGTGTCCTGCTGAGTGGGGCATTATGTAGAAAGGGGGTTGCCTTGAAATGTCCTGAGTGTGGTGGTGAAGGTGTGGTGCTTTCACATGAGAAAGAAGGTGTGAGCAAGGTTGCTGAGCCATGCAAAGCCTGCAAAGGCATAGGTGAGCTTTCCGGATTTGCAAAGAAAGCATACTCTGCCAAGCTCACTCAGCTCAGAGCAAAAGTCAAGAGCCTCAAGCAGAGCAGAGATGACCTCATTGCCAGAGTCACTGAGCTGCAAGGTAAGCTGGCTGCCATGAGCACTGAGGTTGAGCAGGCAGTTGACCTTGCTGAGTTTTATGAGCAGCAGCAGCTTGAGTCTCAGGTGGTGGCAACTCTGGCTGAGCAGTGCCTGACCAAGCTTGCTGAAAGAGGCATTGCTCTTGTCAATGCTGGTGACCTGCCTTTGCTGGTTGCAGCTCTTGTTGATTGGTCAATTGGCTTGAGCTGCAAGGCTGAGCTCATTGAGCAGCTCAAAGAGAGGAAGGTGCATCTTGTACAGTAACCTGCCACCAGGTCTGTCAGAGTCTCAGATTCCAGGTTGCACACCAGATGACCATGCCATTGACACAGCCATTGCAAAGAGACTCTGTGAGGCTTGCAAATACTATCCTGAAGGTTTTGAGAGCAGAGGATGCATCAATTGTTTTCATTCAGATTGTGAAGTGGGTTTTGAGGCAGAGGAAGATGAGGCTCTCATTCTTGAAAGGCTCAAGGACAAGGCTGAGAGCAGAGGGGATGGGCACAAGGATGAGTGAGCTTGGTGATGTTTTCAACGCCATGAGGAAAGACAAGCAGGCAAAAAGAGCCAAGAGAATGGAAACAGTGCTCAGCCACAAAGAGGAATTTGAGCACCAGTGCCTGATTCATGGTTTTGACTTTGCCATCAAGAATGATGGTCATCATTGGATTGTCAAAACTTCTGAGGCAACCTTTGATTGGTTTCCAAGCTCAGGAAAGCTTGTCATTGACAAACAATGGCAGAAGGTCATGCCTGCATATACTGTCGGGCTTGTTTGGAATGTGGTCTCAGGATACAAGAAAGGTGGTGACAATTGACTGAGTTGATTGTGCACAGACAGAGCAGCATCCTCACTTATGTCAAGTGTGGTGAAAGGTACAGAAGAAGGTATATTGAGAATGAAATCAGACCACCTGGTGTGAGGCTGCACAGAGGCTCAGGTGTCCATGCTGGTGCCAAGAGCAACTTCAGGCAAAAAGTTGAGAGCCATGAGGACATGAAAGCTCAAGACATTGTTGACATCTCTGTGGCAGCCTTTGATGACAGAGTGAAAGCAGAAGGTGTGACTCTGTCACCTGATGAAAAGAGCAGAGGTCAAGGCATCATTGTTGGTGAAGAAAGAGACAGAGTGGACAGGCTCTCAAGGCTGCAGGCTGAGGACTTTGCACCAATCATCCAACCTGTATCTGTTGAGCAGACCATTGAGGCTGACTTTCCAAGCAAAGGATTCAAACTGCATGGCACTCTTGACCTGAAAGACACAAGGCAAGTTGTGGTGACATCAAGAGCTCTGTCAGGAAAAGGTCAAAAGGTGACCAGCACAAGGATTTTCAGCTCACCATGTACTCAGCTCTTGACTTTACTCTGCACAAGAAAATGCCAGCAGGTGCAGAGCTTGTGGTGCTGGTTGACAAAAAAAGT